CCATTAAAAGTTAGGTTTAATGAACTTGGTGTAGCTTCAATATAAGGTATTGATTTTGTTCCTTCACTCAATGTAATCAATTTGTATTTCATTGATTGTGTTTCATCAGGAACAGCTTCTGTGATAGGCAAATTCTCAATAACTATGCCCATTTTATCATCACCCAATGGATGACTTTGATTCCATAAATCATAATCAATCTCATCATCAGCAAGAGCAAATTGCGTAATGTTAAAAGATGATGCTCCCCTTGCTAAAAGTTCTCTACCTTTTTTTGTGAGGATTGCGTCTACTGTAACTACATTATTGTTTAAGTAACCCATTGTAAAACTCCTTGTTAGAAAATTATTCGTATACTTCTATAAATATAACAATTATTCAAAAATATCAAATTATTTTGGATTATCTTCTTTGTGATCTTATTCTTTGTAACCATTCTGGTAAAACTTCAAAAGGCAAAACCAAAATAATTAAAGCACTTGGATCTTCATTTGCATCCAAATATGTATAGTTTGGCGTATACATTGGAAAAGATATTTTGTTTGTAACATCGTTGTCTGGTAATTTACATCCATCAAATCGTGCATTACGAACAGAAGTTGTATAGTTACCTTGATTCATTTGTCCTGCCGGTAAATACTCAAAAGAACTCCAATTTGTTCCTTCTGGATTCAAAGATGATGTATAGTAAAACTTAAATGTTTTGTAAAAATTTTCATCGCGGGATGAACTAATCATTTGAAATAAAGAAGTTCTTTTATTAAAGGAATTATTTACAGTATACCATCCAGTTCCCAATCCTGTTGTGCTTCCATGTATTACATTTGTTCTATCAAATGTGTTTGAAAACCCTAAATCCAAACTGCCAAATACATCAAGTATTGTATTGTTCTTACCAATCAAAGAATTTTTTCCTATAACTTTAATAAGTCCGGTCATATTGGTTATAGTATTATCGATAAATCTAGCAGGTTCTTTGTTTATAGTTCCCCTTTGATCATAAGATTCTGCAATTATTTCTCGTTGTCTTGATGAAATAGTTCCATCTGTAAGTGATGCATCAATTATTAAATTTGCATTAACATCAACATCATCTTCTAGGTTTTCTGTTTCCGCCTCAAATGTTTCTTCTATATCAAATTCACCGGCAATGTTTGTAAATTCACTTGGTATATCCTCATCGAAACCAACAAAAACAGTTGTTGATTTTGAATTATTTACATCACCGATAATAACAGCTGAAGCAGATATTTCAGATGTATCTCTAACATATCTATCCGAACCCAAACCACCAAAATCTTTTGATGTTTTTACTTTTGATCTTTCAAGTATGTTTGGTTCTATAACCAATCCAAGTATTTCGTTTGCACGAACAGGAAGTGTTTGGCGTATTTGATCAAATAAACTAAAATCAAATATAGAAACCAATCTTAAATACGAACTAAAATCATTTCTATTTGTATATTTTTTCCAATACTCTCTTGCAAATTGTTTTAATCTTGGATATTCGTCTCTTTTTGTATTTTCGTATTCACCAAAATAATCATCTATTACAGCATTACCTATTGATTCATATATGTCTTCATTTATTATGTGTTGTGGCGAAAATGCAACCATTAACTTATTTGAATCTATTGAAAAATTATCAAATGCAGTTACTGTTGATGATCTATCTTTTGTTAAAGATCCTTGAAGTGATGCAGAATCTATCCTAATTTTTTCGGAGAATGGTGTATTATTTGCAACAGTTGCAACTTCCATATTGTAAACTTCAACGGTTGATTCAAACAAATCTCTACTAAATCCATTGAAGTAAGCATTCTTTGGTGAAGTGAAGAAATTAAATTTTGTTTGATCGGGATGCATACTTTTTATACTGGAAGTTAATTCAGCATTAAAAGGTTGCCAAAATTTCCATTGTGCTTGTAAATCATAAAATGATGATGTTGATGTGTTACCGTTATATGCACGGGCACCCATTACATGATTATTGAAAGAAGATTCTATTAAAGGTTTTGCCCAATATCTCAATTCAAAAATAGATCCCGATAACATTTTATTAGTTTGAGGATTTGATCCCGAACCTATGTATAAATATCCATCAGATGACCAAGCATTGTTGTAATTTGATTCTATTGATCCCGTTATTGAAATACTTGCACTTCTCTCAACTACAATTTTTCCATACTTTGAAGTTTTTAATATAAAATCGTATGTATTATCAGACGAAAGTGTATCAGTTGATTCATTTCTACGAATCATTATGTTCAATGGAACATCATCATATAGATATTCGTCTTTTATAGATGCAGATTTGTAACTTGTCCCATCTCCCAAATAAAAAGTCAAATCACCTTTTTCTGCAGATCCAGTTCTATGAACAGTAACATACCAATCCAATCTACTACCAGTTGTTTCTTTTTGTAAAACAGTTTGTAATTCGTTATTTTCATAACGATACAACTGTGATGGATTCATTTTCCATCTAAAAGTTAGTGTATCTGGATATTGCCACTGATTATTTTCATTGTTAATTCTTTCCCAAGGCAATCTGACATAACTAGATGTAGGTGGTTGTTGTAAACTACCAACTAAATTCAAATAATATGTATGTTTTTCCCATTCTGCTCTAGGAACAACACCCAAATCCGCATTATCCGGTCCACCAAATTCTCTAATAGTTAATAGTGTTTGTGGAATACCATAAGCAGATAATAGTGCCTTAACACCTCTAGCAGTTCCCTTTGATTTGTAAATGTAAGGCAAATTGTTCAATACTCTACGCCAAACTTCTTTTGTTCTTTCTTCTTCACTTTTTGAATGTTCTTTGCCTACCGTATTTCTTCCTGCCCAAATTGGTTCACCACTACCACTTACACCTAATGCATATTCCCATAAATCTTTTGTTCTTGTTCCACTAGAAAGAGTCCAACCTAAATTTCGTGTTGCTTCATAAATAAGGTCTTGTGATAACCCGTCTTTTGGGTGTTCTTCTCTTAAATTCTTTTTTAATATGTGGTCAGTATAAAAATATAAAATGTCAAAGTGCTGACCAATCATGTTTACAAATGTAAGTATTTGTTCATTATCGGGATTATCAAATATATGTTCCGGTAGTGATTTAATCAACGCAGAATCATTTACCATATCAAAATCGGTTGCTACATCTAAAACAGTGTTATACCATTCTTCTACTTGAATACTTGAACTTGAATATAAATTAAATTTACCTTGTCTTGTTAATATATGATAAGTGCTTCCAGTTACTTCGTATTTTGGAAATGGTTGTATTGATGCAGTAAGTTCACTTGTATATCTTAAACTTGCAGTTGTTTCATAGTATAACCACTTTTCAAATTCATCAAAACCAGAAACAACCGATTCTCTTAACATTTTTACTTTTGTTTTGTTCAAATCCAATGAACCCGTGTATGATTCTAAATCAGCAAGTTGATTGTTGTAATGCTGAATTAAACGCATTTTATAGTAAAAATTTTCAACTCTTTCTTCTGCTGATGAATAGAATACAAAATTTGAAAAATCTGTAAAATTATAGTTTAATTCTACTTTTGATCCAGAAGATGTTAAGTATTTATCAAGTATTTGTTGTGATGTTTGTAAATTTGTTGATAAAATATCATTCCAATTTTTATATTCTGTTGTTGCAGAAATGAAATTTTCATATTCAACTTCGTAATTTGGACCTTTAATAAATTTTGGTGATAGTGTTTCAAACTCTTTTTCCACTTGAACTGAATCAATATACGGCTTCATTATTTGACTTGAAAGCCAACATTGATAATACAAATCAACATCAGTATCTAACGGTTCTGCAATACGAACATAAAAATATGTAGGGTTTCCATCGGATGTAACATTTATCACATCAACTAAATTATTCTCGCCAAAATTTAGAACTATTGGTAGTTTATATTTTGATCCCCTCATATATTCAAGAACAAAACTACTTAAATTTTCCAAAGATTCTATATCAGTTGGATTTGTTAAAGTTAATCTTAATTCTCGTCTGTCTTGTGAAATGTCTGAAACAAACAATCTATTTTCATTTTCAGCAGAACCAATTAAATCTCTAAAAAAGTTGTAAACAAACTTATATGGTCCAGGAACTAAATTTAATTGTTTTATATGGTTATGTATAGGTAATACAACATACCGTAACGGATCACCGGATTCTGTTATACGAGGATCTATTTCATAATTTGCATTATGTAATGTATCTACATAAGAAAAATTAGGCAAAAATATATGAAGTTCTACATTTGTTCCCGGAGAAGAAGGATCTTCGGGATTATTTAATGTAGAAAATTTTGGAACAATAATGCTGTTAGCAAAATTTGAATAGTCATACCTATCGCCCCTAATAGGACGATTTGTTCTTACTATATCAAGTAAATTTTTGTATAAAAAACTTGGCATAAAATTAAATCACCTTATTTATTAACCACCTTCATCATCACCATTTTCTTCTGGTGGAGATTCATTCAAAAAATCAACATTGATTTTTTCCGATAATTTTCCTACATATCCTGTTGCTGGATCAGTAAACATACCACCAACAGTTCTTATAGTATCAACTTCCGTCAATAATGTATTAAGTGTTTTATCGGTTCTTTGTGCAAGAGAAGATATTGATCCAGATGCAATTATGTTTTGTAGATCCATTTCAGTTTTAAGTTCTGTAATAATTTGTTCATTTTGTGCAGAAAGTTGATTACTCAATCTCTCAAATGAATCAGCGCGAACAGATTGATTTTCATTTTCACGTGCCCAAAGACTAACAGTTTCTTGCCATCTTTCTGATGCATTTTGCCAATCTACTAATTGATCTCTTTGACTATCTACGATTGCCTCTAATTCGGCAATTCTTCTTTCTAAATTAGCAATACTATTAGGATTACTTTCTACAATGTTTTGTAAATTTTGAAGCAATTCGTTTTTAGCAATATCTTGAACATTTTGAATATCAGTTGCAGAAAGATTGCCCAATGGAACTCCAGAAAAAATTCCATTTTCTATGTTTTTTAATTGGTTAAACAAATTTTGTTCTGCATTTACAGCGTCAGATAAAGAAGTAAAATTTGATTTAACAACAAAATCAAAACTTTCAGCTAAAAATCTTTGATCAACTACCGGTATTTCTATATTTCCTTTGTTTTGAACAGAACGTTCATCGATGTAACTTATTATTCTGTTTGTTGCAGAATCTCTTTGTAAATCACTCATCTTACAACCTTGAAGTAATGATTGTTGTCAAAAATTTGAACATTATCTCCATCTTCTCTTTCTATTTTTATTACCACTCTATAAAATCTTTCTGGTTGAAATGAATCCATCCACAGATTAAAATAACTACTTGTTCCATCACAACTAATTTTTGAACCAGTGTAATCAAAAGGAAGAATTATTTCATCACTATGAGCATCACGGATTTCATAATAAGAAGATGATGGTAAATAATAATTTACAGTTTGATATGCAGTTGTTGTGTAATTTTTTTGTGGATAACGAGAATTTGCATATATTCTTATTTTTGCCCTTTCTTTTTCTGCATAAAACTTTTTAAGTTTAACATTCAAATTTATGCTATCTTCAGCAACTGATTCTAAACTTCCAGTAATAAATTCAGAATCATCCCAAACTATGTTCAATCTTGGAACATATATCGTATTACTATCCGTTCCAAAAAATTTAAGACTATTCAATAGATTATTAGGAGATGATTCCATTTCATTGCTGAATTTTAGAATCATTCCGTCATTTTCAAATCTTCCTGATCCAGTTACCCATCTTCTTGCAAGATTTGTGACATCCATATAAATATCTGACGATTGGAATGAAAATGATTGAGTGCATTCCAAATTATCATAATCCCACCATGTTCCACCGCCTTCATGTGTAAAATACGATGATGTAACTGTTGCAGTAGGTGTATTGTTTCCCCATATCCCGTCATCTTGAATCCATGTCTGTGACACTTCATCCCATTCTAAACTATCAACTGTTGGTGGTATATCCCATTCGGTTCCAACTGTTTTTGATGTTCGGTATCTCCAAGAAACTCCATCTGTTGTATATGGTAAATTTACAAATTTACCAGTTCCGTTAGTCCAAGATGAACTCAATGGGTATGCATATACAACATATTCTTGTGGAATTTCTCTAATATCTGCAGTAATAAGAGATAGATAGTATTTTGCATTTTCAGATATTTTACCAGAGTTAATTCTATTTTCAACATCTGACATATCAAACTTTACAAGTATTCTACTATTGTAAATTGAAGATCCTGAACCTGGTGTTTCATGGGATAATTCCAATAAAGGATCTATACCAGTATTCATGGTATATTGTCTTTCATAAATTGTAGCATCTCGCTGTGCAAAAATAGAATATATCATCCGAATGACCTCGCTCTACCAACAATATCATTGTTTGGATATTTTATTTCAAAAATAGATGGATCTAATGACGGGAACAAAACACCATCTTTTGTTGCTTGTTCTATGTTATAGGCATGAGGAGAGTAACCCAAGTTCGTATCAGATAAATTTCTAATTTTAACATTTACAACAGTTTGAACACCAGGAACCCTATCTAATTCTGTGTATATGTTGCTTATTGCAATCGGTTGATTTATTTGCCATTTGTTTACATCAAAGTATTGTTTCAATCTTTCAATACAACGAAGAACAACTTGGTTTGAATTTTGATCAGGTAAAGTTATTATGTCAAAATTTACGCCTACATTGATAATATAAGCATCTCTAATGTTAATTGCATCTGTTAGTATTCTATACCAATTCAAATAATTTTTTAGATTTTCCTTTGTAGCATTGTTTACTGTTGTAAGTTTACCGTTTACGTCATAACCAAGAACATAAAAGTTTAGAGCTAAATCGTTTTGAACTCTATCACTATTGAATATAGAATCCTTCGTTAATTGAGTATCTTTCGTAATATATGCCTTTGCAATAGAACCATACTTTGATGGTAGACTATAAGCACGGATTATGTAATCTTCTTTTGTAACTGCACGATTTTGTGCAGCAAAAGAAGCAACGGCATTTTGTCTAATCTCTTGTATATCTTCTTGAAATTTACCACCTGTTGCAGGTCTTGGGTTTGTTACAGCCAAACTGGATACAATTTGACCATATAACACTGGATCCAATCCAGTTGAATCTAAAATTACTATTCTATTCAAAACATTATTTAATACTTCACTTGGAACATTGTCTTCGGTTCCACCACCGATTGTATAGAAGAATGTCAATGTTGTATTGTTTGGTGCAAGACCATATGTTTTTGTATACAAAAAGTTTGAAGGATCTATGTTTATCGATAAATTTGGATTTGTCATAGGCAAAGCACCACCGACTAAATCTGGATTTGGAATTAACAATTCATCATCTACATCACTGATTCCCGCACCAAACTGTATTTCCACATTTCCATTTGCCATCTGTCTTGAAGTAAATCGTCTAGGAACTCTTCTCAATTTAAGTAAGTATGGTGTTTCTGATCTATATTTACTTAATTGTGAATCATTTCTTGGTATGTTTAACACCGGTTCAAATACAGTATCTTGTGCCAAATTAGGAACGTGTTCCCATTTGTTTCCTTCTGTATCTATTGCATAGAGTATTTCTATTATATCCGTTTCTTCTATTGTAAATTTATCGTATGGTTTTGGATCACCCGCACTAAATGTTGAAGATCTAATTGTTCCGGAAATAGCTTTCGCTTGTTTTCTCAGAAGCCAAAATGTAACTTCTCCCGTTGTATTATCTATTTCATATGGAGTTACTTCTGTTGAATCAAAACTACTACTAGACTTAAAATCAATATAATCTATTGTTCTGAATGTAATTGTTCCATCGGTTGTTGGTGATACACGCATTCCAGGTTCTATTGCCATTGCATAATCATAATCTGGAACTATTTCAAGACCTACTTTTTTTGCAGGAACAACTTGAAAAACATCTAATACGGTATTTGCTGCAACCCTATTTTTTGGTGCATAACCGAGAGAATGTGCAATGTTAAGTATATTTTGACGTTCATTAGCAAACAGAATCATTGATTCTTGTAGTGTAACATCTGTATAAAATGACAAAACATCCCCAACATAAGCTGCCATTTCCAAAAATAACATTCCCGGTGAGGTTTCATTGAAATCTTGGTATGTATCTGGAAAATAATTTTTGGAAAAATCTATCAAAGATTTTTTTAATGAATTGAAATCTCTATTTGAATAACGAATATCTTTTTGGATTAAAGCCATTTTTATCACCTATATTTTCACCGCGGCTCTATTGCCGCAATTTCAATTCTACCTATTGTAGATATAAATAGTCTTATTGGTAAATATATTGTTGTTTCTCGAAGTTTTAGAGTTAAATCTATTTGTATCGCATGATCATTTTCGGCTAAATTTGATGTATCTGGATTTATATTAACTGTTAATTTTTCTATTGTTAAAAAAGGCATCCATGTATTTAATGCCTCTACAATATCTGATTTTATACTTTCTAAAAATTGATCTTCGCTTGTTATGTTTTCAAACAATATATTTTTTAGATTTGTTCCAAAATCAGGAATCATATATCTCTCACCTCTTGTTGTTAATAACAAGTTTCTCACATTTGAAAACAACTGTTTTACATTTGTTCTACTTTGAAAGAAAATACCCTTTGGATTATTAAAAGGCAATGTTACACCAACAAATTTGTTACCTTGTGTGGCGTTTCCTTCGTTTATAGGTTTTTGAAAATAATTTATT